TCAGGGGAGGAAACGATACATGACACACCCCTGATACCCTGCTCCACCAGCCGCATGTGCGCCATCTTCTGTCGTGGAATAGGAGCCGCCGCCGCCCGCTCCAAATTTAGTTCCCGACAGACCGCCTTGGGAGCCTGCGCGCCCGGCGCCGCCCCAAGGACCGTCGCCACCGTTTCCGGTAAAAACATAAGCAGCGCATTGGCCGTCCCCACCGGAACCGCCGGATAGATTCCAGATCGTGCCGCCTGTCGCCGCGCCACCACCGCCACCGGCCGAGCCTTGCGTGGCGTAAAAATACCCCGCGGAGCCACCTGTCGCCTGCAATAAGGTTCGGCCGTTATACGTCACGAGTGTCGTTCCGCCCGAATTTTGCGAGCCGCCTCCGGCACCGATCGTCACCGCCAATCCACCCTGCACTGCGGGGTCGATATCATAAACGCCCCATGCGTCTCCTCCCGCGCCACCACCAGAACCGGAGAAGGAACCTTTCGCTGGGTCCAAGGCGTTGGACGAAGCACCACCGCCCCCGCCGCCGATCGCCCGTAACTCCACCCTTGTCGCCCAGGCAGGGATACCCAGCACCATATCGGAATGGCAAAAAGCATAGGGCGCAACGGCCTGCTGAAGGAGCCTCGTGGTCGCTAATTCAGGAATGGTGGGGAAAAAGGCGCTTCCCGGCGCGGGCACAATTCCTGCCAACGTCATCGCGCCCGCAGGAACATTGACACTATAAAGCGCTACGACCGCACCACCTGTCGGCAGAGGCGGTGCCGTGGTGGCAGCGACGAAAGACATCGTTCCGCTGCGTCTCGTCGGCAAAGAAGCGCCGTTATTATCGACGCCCGCCATGGTCTGAGTTGGCTTGGCAGCGTTGAAAAACGGCAGCACGACCGGATCATGATCGCTTTCGGTGCAAATTGCGTAAATCGTAAAATTTGCCCCGCTTCCGGGCAGTGCGACACGCTGAGGAATGTCGTTGAAATATTGGCACATCACCGCGCTCTGATCTGCCGCCAATCCGCCTCCGAGCGCACCGATCGCGTTCTGATCCATCATGCCCGGCGCTAAAATCGATCCGGTGCCGATGCTCACCGATAAATCACTCGATGAAACGCTACATACGAGACCGCTGGCCGAAACATTATTCACACCGTAAAGCATTTCACCCAGGCGGCCTAAGCCTTCCTTGGCGTAACGGCCCATACGCAGCACATCGGTATCCAGCGGAATCGCCCCCGCATAGACAATCGCTCGATCCATTAATCTTCCACTTTCACCCAAGCCGTCACACCGGCTGCTTTTACCTGGTTCACGGCATTGCAAATCGCTAAGGCCGACGGCGCTTTTCCACGCGGTGTTTCCAGAAAGAAATGCCCGCCTTTTGAACTACCGTATCGAAGGTTATCGCTCCCCCAACCATATCCACCCCCGCAAGCTGCCATCCGCACGGCACCGAAAGCGTGGCAGTCGGCAGCGTTCATCGGCTCGATAATATTTGGCTCGATACTCGTGATATTACGTACTGCACTCACCACCGCCGAGCGGGTATTTTTCGGCGCAAGAATAGATGAAACAATCCGTTTTCGATATGTATCGTCACTTTCCAGAGCTTGCCGGCTTAATCCACCGGCCCCGAAATAATCCTCCGCCGCCATATCCAAAAAAGCGCCGCTCATCGTTGCAAGGCGCATTTGTTTCTGCACCTGCGCCAACAATAACCAAAAATTGGACAATACACTGCCAAACCCCAGCAATATCGCGGCGAGAACCGGCGCTTTCTCTATTTCGTCATCGTAAGGCGGCGCAGGAAACCACCCACTCGGCAATAAATTGCGCAGCCGCCGCGCAAAATCCTGGGGCGATCCGGGGGCAATTCCCGTATCGCAAAGCGGCTTGCCGTCCGTTGCTCGCAAGAGGGCACGTTTGCTATCTTTCAATAACCTCATCAGCCACCCGCCTGCTCGGACGAGAGCAAAGCAATCCGATAATCGTGGCCATTAATATTGATGTGCAAAAATCCGCCCGCCGCCGTAGCGGGCATAGCGCCACCAGCATTGGAAACCGGTGAGGAAATTTGCAGTTCGCCGCCTGCCGCTGGATACAAACCTAAATTCGCTGAACCATTCGGCCCTTCTTGAACGTAAAGCCCTGCCGCGGCAGGTCCGGAACCCGCCTGAATATTCAATGTGTTCGTCGGCGATGCATTAGGGGAGATCGAGAACAATAACTCGCCACGCATATTGGTAATCAGCAACCCATCGTCGGAAAACTGAATGCGCTGCCCTTGCTGCGAAATATCCACCGTCGAAAACAACATCGCGCCGCAATCGATTCCCTCGACGCCCTCTCGCGTTTCAGGCGTGCGCCACTCGATGCCTTGATTACGCGCCATCGATACGGCCGAACCATAACCGCCATCAGTGCCATTCGTGCCGGCGATCGCCGTGTTGCCGAACAAAATGCCGGTTTTCCAGGCATTCGGATTACTGACGAAAACGACCCCCGCTTCTGCGTCAGAGGTGCCGGTCGTTTGCCCTCCGCCTGCCCCCAACTGAATACCGTAAGTTCCGCCACCGCAATTCGGATGAAACGGTGTCGAAACCCCCGATGCCGAACCACCTAAATTGACGGCCTCCAACTCCATCGCGAAGCTCGGTTGGTAGTTGACACCCGCCAGACGCCAAGCTTCGCCATAATAGGCATATGCCGTCGTCGTGGTCGGGTTCTGCGTTTCATCCGCCACCCCCCAGGATGCCACGCCGATGGAACTCGGCACATAACCCAGCATCTCCGCCGCCGATTGCGCATCGGATGTGCGAGAACCTGCAACGAATGCGCTGGTACCGAACCGCGATAAGGACGCACTTTGCGCATTTTGCATCGCCCAGGGCCCGATGCTCGTGCCTGCCATGATGTCGGAAAGCCAATCCTGCTTAGGCACATCGCGTGTATTCAACGCCGGATAATCCGATGCCGCGCCGACGAAAATACGATCGCCATAGCGGCTGATTTTCCCGCCTTCATTGGCATAGAATTCACCACTCGGTGCCGAGTCCGCTGGTGCTCCCGCGATTTGGCTCGCAGTGGCGTTCAACGTCTCCACGCCATCCGCGCTTGCAACAACCAAAACCTCCGTTCCCGTCACGGAAGCCAGCTTAAAATAACTATCGAATGCTGGCATCACGCCCCTCGAATTATTTGAACGGAAATAACACCCGGCAATAAAATCTGCTTCGTATTGGCTGGAATATCGTTTTGCGCGCCGTTAAGCAGAATATCCGTCACCGATAATACGCTCACACCCGCAACAACATAGGCCACATAGGCCAAGCGGCTATATGCGTAGCCTGTGCCCACACCTCCTGCGGCAATGTCATTACGTAGCGCTTCTATCAGCGCCGCTCGAGCGGTATCCAGATCGACATTTGCAGGCACCGTCACCGTCATAGCGATAGAGACTAACAAAACGCCAGGTCTTTGCACGGCGAAACCAACGCCCAACGCTCTTTGTTCATCAATCGCCGAATAAACGCGCGATAGAAGGTCATCGGAAGACGCACCGCTACCGTCATCGATAACAGCCGTGAAAAACCCATCGCGAGAGACACCGTCAGGCGTTTCGCCATCCATCAGCGCGTAAGTCAAATTAGTCTGTAACCCTGCAACGCTCCCCGCGATCGCCGCCCGGCAACCTGCCGCTTTGGCTGCAAGCCAAACGGGAAACCGCGCTTTCAATTCCGCATCGTTTTCCGCATCCGATCCATTTCCGAACGCACTCGCATTCGTCACGGTATCGATACCCGAGACCGACGTTCCCATCAACGAAATCGCTCCCATGGCGACATTTCCTGAAACCCCCGCCACAATAGCCTGCACAGGCACATTGACCGACGCCACTCCAGCCGCACGCACATATCCCGCGGCCTGATCGGACCATGCCGGATGCGAACGATCCTCCACCACGCGAAAGGTGACCGCCGAAACTGTCCGAACCATTACTCCCGCCCGTATCACCGCCGATTGATGTAGCGGTGAAAAACTCGTCAGCGTCACCATGCCGGTTGATGATGTACCCGCTAGCCGGGTCATACCGAAATCATTGACGAAACTATCGCAATCGACACCACCGCACGTCGCCAGACGCGTCCGGCACAATATTTGCAATCCCAAAAATTGCAGCCACAATCCAACACCTGCAACGCTTTCCATCAGGGCGCGCCCCGGTGTGCCCACGCCCATATCCAGCAACTGAGCACAGGAAGAATGCGCGGTCGCAACCGCAGTCGCAACCGTGCTGCCAAAAGACCGAAGCGAAAGCGTCATACATTCATCCAATAAAAAACGCGCCCAACATGGGGGCGCCTGCATCTGCTGAAAATTTCAAAAAACTAATTCGAAACCGTCAAAATTTCCGTACGCCCCGTCTGCGCATCGACATAAGAAATCGTGCATTGCACAATACCCCCAACGGAGGACGATAATTCGACATTGACCGCCTGCGTTTGATCGACACCAGATTCATCCATCATTTGCGCCAAAACGGCGCCTCGCGTTTTTTGCACTAAAAGCGGTTCACCAATCATCGCAGGCAGACCCGTTCCGTAATCCAACTGCCAAATATACGCGCCCGGATTAGTACATAAACGGCGCAGAATATTTTCTCGCGTCTCCTGGCTTCCAGAAACAACGGCGATCCCTGATTTTGCATCAAGCGTCAAATCATCGCCCATAACATGCCCCAGAGAACTCATCCGACAGGTAATCCCGTCATCTCCTGTCCGAAAGGATGCCGGTGCTGGTTCAACGAATGCTGATCGGTCACGATATCACCCCCCATCATCTCCAAACCACGTTCAGAAAAAACCGCCTGCACACCCCCAACCCGCCAGACGATACTGTCGCCTTGAATCGTCAATCGCGTATCACCGATACCGCAAAACAATCCTTGCGACGTAACATGCCACCACGTTCCGGTATTTCCAGCCGTCTCTCCGACTTGCCCATTTTGCGGCACATCCCCGCAGCCCGCCGCCAACAGAAACTCTCCCGGTCGCGCAACCTCACCCGTGGCAGGAGAAATTATAGGCGTCATAACCGCATCATATACGACACCCGTCACCACCCAATGTTCGCCATCTCCCTCAATCGGCTGCAAAACAACATGCGTTCCTGGTGCACATGGGCAAGAAATCCTCAAATCCCCGACTTGCGTCATCGCCGCATCCGCAATCCACCCCGTCTCGATATTCTCCGGCTGCAACAACACTTTTACGGCGTGGTTGGTTGGATCGACAGCAGACACAATTCCATGCATCGTATGCGCCACGCGATTAATCATCGCCGCCACCGGGAAATTATTTTCCATCAACTTCATTCCAGCCCCAGCGAGCGATCTCGCAATACAAAATCCTGTAAAAATCCAGCCTCTACCGAACAACTCGAAATCACGGCATCGATCGACAATGCTCCCGACCAACTATGCCGCTCATCCCTTAAACGCAGAAATTGACGCGGCTGTATTCCTACGCGGCCCGGCATTGTCATCGAAACATCCAAGCGGTGCGCGGCAATACGCGCATATTTCCCACGCGCGATCGCTTTGATGTCATCCATTCTTCGCCCTGGAACGCGGAAACTATGAATCGTTCCAGTGTCGCTTGGCGCAGTGCTGGAAAAGCCAATCCCATCATAGAATATTTCCGAGCGAGAACGCTGTCGACTATCCCATGACGCCACATGCACCACGATATTTTCAGTAGCAGCCAAATTTCGCCGAAAAATGCGCGTTATGAAATTTTCGTCCGCCTCATGAATAACAGTATTTTCGTCGTTTTTCCGAATAACCGGACGGCAGACAATTCGTTTGCCCGAAGCATACAAATCACAACCTGCTTCTCGCGCCAGAAAAAATCCCAGATCGAATGCCGTCTGGAAACGATGCTGCGCAAAGGCCGCCAAACGTTTGTGCTCAATTTGCCAAAATTGCCCCGTCATACCGCTTTGGGCATCACCATCACGCGCGAAAGCAATATCCGGCGTCAATCCAACCGCTTCGATCAGAGATTTGAGAATCTCTTCCGGTGTCTGGTTCAACCATGATTGCTGAACGCGCAAATCGAGCAAGAAAGACAAATAATCCCGACATTCCAAAACCACGGATGCCTCATCGGGATGCCAAACGACATGCCCAACCACACCATGAAACAGTTTCTGCCACGCTTGATCGTCCACTCCCTGCTGCCGCATTTGTAGTTGGATATCGAGACGAACATCCTGCTCCGGATCGAACCACGGTCTTTTGTCACCCAAAATATTGCGATCCACAGCAAGATGGATCTCCGCCGCATCGCATCTCTCAAAACGGCTGGCTTCAATACGAAAGCGCGTCACTGGCGTTTCTGGAAATACAGTTCCATTCACCAGTATCCGTGTATCCCAAATACGCTGCCCGTTCATGCGGAAAGCTCTGACACGCCATTCGTTAGTGTCATCGAAACGGCTGGCAACAATAAAGAGACAGGTGTCTCCAAACCACTCAAATCCGGATCATCCATTCCGTTCATCTGCGCAATCCGCCACCATTGCGTCGCGTCGCGCAAATGCTTCGCCGCCACATGATAAAGAGAAATGTCCGCCGCCGTTACATCAATAAACATTAGAAAGCCTTCAACCCCCTATCAGCGGTCCCGCCTTCGATAACCCCCCAGCCGTCGCCACCTGAACCGCTGCCCGGTTCAGCAAACCTCTGCTATCCGCTGTTTGACTCGCCAAACCAGCATTTTGCGTCAGGGCACTCAGGGCCGAATGATTCGAAACCGTAATACTTTCCAAATTTGCGCCGGTTTGACCCAAACATCGCGTCAAACCCGCTCCCGCCTGTTCCATCCCCTGCCACATCGATTGCGCGGAAGCTGGATTGGTCGCCAAATTGACACCGGTTTGAGAAATCCCATTCACCATGTCCAAAGCATTCGTCACCGATGCCACAGCGCCTCCAGCACCCAACAGCTGCGCCATCGAGGTTACCTGCCCAACAATCGTAGAGAACTGGCCGCTCGCCACGTAGGCGGAACTGGCCAATTTTCCTACCATGTCCAACATACCGGAAGTCGCCGAGCCGATATCAGCGCCGATAGACTGGCTTTCCCCAATAGAGGAAGATGCCATCAACTCCGCTGGTCGCTCTAACGTAAGCTCATAAGAGCAGACCGCTCCTTTGGCCTCATAAGCGTAGCGATACTGAGCGATCCACACATTCAGCGACATCCCGGCCGCCGAGAAAAAAACCGGCGCACCCGCCATACGCATCCGCTCTAAAGCCTGCGCGCGTGCTTGTGCCTCGGGCCCGATAAATTTTCCCTTGAGCACCAACCGCGCCGGATCGTTTCCCAACGCATCGACCACACGACCGCCACCAACCAAACGATGGACGACCAACATTTGCCGCCCACCGATCATCAGCGCGTCAGGCACCTCCGCCCCCGTCAACACCATGCCGCCAATCATGACAGGAGCCGAAGCATACCCCCGTCCGATTGATCCGATAGCGTTCTCAATATCGGCAAGACTCACACCCATCCCTTGCCTCACTTCTCAATCAAGTAATTTAATATCCTACGCTGCACCCAGGATATTGCGCATACGCCAATTCCTCGAAGCCACCCGAACTACGCCTCAATGCTAAATTCGACATTTTTCCCAAACTGCCAGAAAAAACCTTTCCCCCTTCAGGAGGAAATTTTTCCGCCATCTTACCCCGCTCCCCATCCGATCCAAACATCCTCACCTTCGAGCCATGATCGTCTAACGATCTCATCTGTCGCTCATGTTCGATTCTTTGGGTGTAACCGCGCCGCATCATCGGCACAGTAGACCCCCAATTTTTCCTTTCAAGGTCAGGAAAATTCGTCGATTGGCGAGTTTTTCTCAGAGCGGAGACCGTTCGCCCTCGTAAATTTATCGAAGTCGTCTTTCGGTGAAACGTATGAACGCTCGAATGAGAACATACCTCATTAAAAACCTTCCCCGTTCGCTTCGATGCCTTACGAAAAAAACAAACTTCATGACGCTGAGAACGAGGAAAAGCTAAGTTTTTACGTGAAGCCACATAGTGTCGCGAAGAAGAAAAAAATAAAACCGAAACACGGCGCATTCTTCTCAAAAAACCGGAATGAAAATTTTTATTCGCGGAATCTTTCGATATTTCATAGCCACCACGAACAAAAACGCGCCCTACCACGTCATTATGCGCTACTTGATGCCTTGTCCGATTGCCGACTAGGAAAATATTTTCTCTGCCTGAAGCGCTCGGAAGAATAGTTTTCCCACGCCTTAATCGAACCTGGGGAACAACCTTCGCAAGGCGAAAAACAACCGGCAACAAAGTAGGCCGCAACCTCTTCCATCGCTGATGGTGGGCGCTCATTCCTCATAACGGTAACGCATGAGTTCCCAATCAAAAATCTCGCCCCCCTGCTCCGCCAACGCCACGCAAGCCGCCATCCGCCGAGCACGAGACCAACCATCTAACACCTGCCAAGGCACCCCATGTTTGACGAGATAAAGCATCTCCCCAAACACAGGGTGCCGACTTAGTTTTTTGCCGAAAGCACCAACTCCCGCTCCGCATCCTCATCTTCCATAAAAAACGGATGCAAAACCGCCACACCATCATTCCCAATCCGACGTGCCAATTCCTTGACCTCCTCCTTGCTGGCCGGCATCTGAACAGGCACACCATCGATTGCGGTCACTGAACAAATCATCTGCGCATAACTCAACCAGGACGTCGCCGAAGCACCGTTCATGGCAGAACCCGCCGCCTCGATCAGATCCAGCATATCCCCAGGGTCGATCTCCTTCAGCGCCAGTCGTCGCCCTTCAGCCGTCGTCACCTCATGTGGAAGCACGCTCACGAAATCTTACTCCTTGTGGACGCAAAGAACTGCACATTCTGATGCACCATTCCCTCAGCCTGCCACCGATCCGTTTTCAACGTCATGGACACATTCGTATATTCCCAAGTCGACGTCGTCCCGTCCGGCTCGCGAATATATTGATAAATCGTACCGCTTCCGATCGTCCCCGCGTCCCAAAACGCCGCTTCGATCGCCGCAATCAAACTATCCAAATTCGCATTGGCTCGAGCAATGGTGAACACACCACGCCAACCGTTCGGCGTGTTGAACTCCACAGGCACACCATTCAACGGGTCCGCGCGCTGCGCCAAAGTCTGCTGCTCGGCCTGAAACCCTGTTACATCACGCAAGTCGATCCGCGTGCCGTTCCACAACAACGTAATGCGGCAATCCCGCCCGATGCTATAAGGATTGACCATCCTCAAACGCTCCCACTCGCAACAGTAACGTTCACCGATGTGCCGCCTTGCAAATTGACGATGAATTTCTCATTGATGCCTTGGTACTGAACCTGGACATCCGCCTGCACATATCCCGCCGCAATACGCGCAGGCAGATTGTTGCTCCCATCGCATATCACCGCATAAGGAAGCGTGCCGTTCGTCACACCCAAAATCCCTTGAGACCGTAACGAAGATAAAAAGCCCAGCAGTGTCGCACGAATGTCACCGAACAAACTATCATTGATCACACTACCCACATAGGCTCCCATACCCGCCGCTAGGCTGGACGCCAGATAATTCGTCAATCGCGTGTAATGATCGCCATTAACAGCAGCATTGCTGGATGAATTATGCCCACATCGTACCGCCCAATACGCACCACCTGGAGCCGGATTACAGATCACATCCAAACCCGCCTCGAACAAAACCGACAAATCCGCGACGGAATAAGTGGCGCTTCCGCCACCCAACCCCGCCTTCTGACTGCCTACAACGCCATAAAGCGGTTTATTCAGACTCGATCGCTCAGGAGATAAGGCTGCAAGAATACCCGCGGCAAAAGCCTGCGGACTCACCAGCATCAGCCCATTCGCATCATCGCTCCACCATACCCAGTCGCCAAACATCAGCTTGACCGCATAGGAGTCCAATCCGCTCGACATTTTCTTCGAGACGGCATCCATAATCGCCTCCCCGGCCGGACCGGCGGCAATCATGTAAATCCCTTCGGAAAGCCCAAAAGCCGCTTGCATGGTAAAGCAGGAATAATCCGTCACGCCATGCAGCACCGCCACCGCACATCCTTGCCCACGCAACGCATACATCCCACTCCGCGGCAGCGCATCCTGGCCAATAAACGCCGCAGTCGCGGGGATACCGCCATCCGCACCGCCCGAAAGAGTCACAGAACCCGCCGCCAACGCCGGCACAGTATCCGGCAACGCTATCCGCACCAAAGACAAACCGTCAGCCGATAGTGATGCCGATAGTTCCGACCAATTCTTGCCGCTATAATGAAAAGCGCCCAGAACCGGATGCGAAACGACCAAAGCAAAGCCAGCCGCCATCTCCGTCAGGGTCAGAACAATCAGATTTCCCGCCGAACCCGTATACACAGCCTCAAGCGTCACGCCATTAAGCAGGCCCTTTGCCGCCCGATCCGTACCATCCGTCACACGAACGACGCGAAAGTTATTAGCGCCTTGCCGCAGAGCAATATCCACCGCCACACCCGCATCCGTCGCCAGTCCCTGTTTACCAGCGAAAGATGCACGATAATCACCCATAGTGCCGACAGGAACCGGCATACCCACCGGCCCCCAACCTGCCGTGCCGACAATTCCCAAGCCAGACGAAGACGCCCCGGATAAGATCAACGATTGCGGCTGCGCAATCTGCACATATAAATCCGGCACGGTCAGCGCCGCCGTGTTCAGCGTCCCCGCCTGGTAAATACGAGACATCGTCTCATCCTTTTCATCACATTCAAATCGATTATTTTCTGGAAATTTCAGAGCGCCGAAGAACGCACAGTACCAAAGGCGTCAATATCCAAACCGAGATATACCGATGCGGCTGGCGCCACCGCGCATGCCGCAGCTTCCGCCGCCAAAACAGCTACATCGCTTTGTCCTAAAGACGTCGTAACAACATCTCCGAACGAAATATCGTTACCACCTGCCAGAAGAGTCCCCGCACCAAACATCATCTGCGCCGACCATTGTGTTTCCACCGTATCGAATACCGTACGAAAAACTAAATCCCGTCGATATAGCGCCTGCATCTGCATCGTATCGACATCACCTTCGCCTTCGAAATCGATCTGCGCGGCCCCGCCATCCAGTGTCGGCAACCAATTCTGCGTCGCCAAAGCCGCATCCAAACGTGCCCCCAACGCATCCCGCGCCGCTGCGCTGGTAGTCCAAATAGAGATTTTGATTTTCTGGCTCTGCCGCCGCGTAATGCGGGAAGACATGCCATACCCGGCATTCACTCCCTCAATAACTCCCGACGATACAGAAATTACATCCCCATTTGCTTTAGCGCCCGGCAACCCTTGTGCCAGTCCGGCTGCAATCGTCTCAAGCGTATCGCTCGATCCCGCAGCATAAGAGGACGTTGCAAAAACACATCCCTGCTGGCGCCAGACCAACCCAATCAATCCACGCGGCGTTTCTCCCACCATCAGCGAGACGCGCGCCTCATTTCCCACGCAAGAAACACCTACCGTCGGCGCAATCATCGCTCCAATCCGCCACGGTCGCCCAAGCGGCTCGGGCAAGGACCGATATCCATCCATCGCCGCAGTCACCGTCACATAATCCACACTGTCGCGGATCGATTGTGCCGAAAACAAATCACTCGGCAATAACCAACCACGACGTATCACCGTCTGGCGCCGCGTTATGGAGGCATGTTCCAAACCATCAGGATAAATCACCTGCGCGCACCGATACGCCAAAGCCAATGCAACTTGAGAAACATCCGTCATCTCAAACCTGCTGCATCGAAATGGCGCAACGAAACCCAAACCGCGATGCTTCGACCGAATTGATCGTATAAGACACACCCAAATCGGTCATGACACTCATGTAAGGCAAAAGAGCCACTCTAGGTAAGGAAGGCAGATACATCGTAAATTGTCCTGGCTTGGTCGAACCCGGCATGCCGCTATTGGCGCTCTCACCGCGGGATTTCAATAAAATCGCTGCCGGACAATCCGCCACAATCTGCGTCGATGTACCCGTCACTCCACAAACCGAAACCACATGGTTACACACCACACACAGAGGCGGCCGCATCGCCTCGGCACGTGCAATAAAATACCGATTATCTCCGCATACGAGAATATCCCCCACGGAAACATCGGATGTATCCATCAGCACATATTCAGTAGGCACGCCCCAGCCCAACGGTTTCGCAAACCCAAACCGCGCCTCAACATCAAAGGCCAAAAGCGGCGTCGCATAAGTATTTTCCATCGGCGCCAATGCATCAACCGGGCGGTATTGCGCGCCCTGCACCCCCAGCATTGCAACCGCCTTGGCATAGCCAGCCGCCACACGCGCCTGAATATCCTCCAAACGCACCGCTTTTCCCTTCAAATAACAATCCGATTTCCGTCACATAAATCCGGCCCTGGACTCACCCCCAGGAACCCACACAATCGCTTACGCCACAAATCGAACAACCTCACACGATCTGCAACTTCATGCGGGTTGCGCTTCCAAACCCCAGCCTGGTCGGTATCCAGATTGTTGGATGCGCCCAACACCGCATCCTCCAAAGGAGAAATCTGCACCAAATAAACGCGCGCTTTCGCGTACTCACTGGCCGAAAGATTGTTCAACCGCCATTCAAACGCACCGAATGTCTGAAAAAAACGCCAAGAATTTTCGCCACTGGCCACCGAGCCAATCGCCGGATACCCACAAAAACGTCGGAGATCGGTTTTCTCGGCCTCGCTCAGTGGCGTATCCGTATCACTTCCCGAGCCGGACACGCCCATTCTCCTAATACGTCAGGCCTAGCGCATCCGTGCCCAGGCTCTCAATCACAACGCCACGCTTAAGATACGCATTCGTCGCCGTCGGAATAATCGCCGCATTCGCCGTCATATCGGTCGGCAATGCAAAGCCACCGATCCAATACCAGGATTGCGCAATAATCTGGCGCAAACGGTCCAGCGGCTCACGCGTCACCATCGCCACGCCATCCACCATCTCAACCAATGCACGCTCTGAATCCGGAATATCCGAATGTCCCGTGCAGGCGCAATCGCCTTCCACCAAAGCACCCTGCCCAACCAACAAAGCACGATGAATCGGGCCAGCCCCCAAGGATGCCTGCTGCGGCGCTTCCGTCGTCGGAATAAAACGCACACCCAGCAACTCAATCACCTGCCCAGAACGATATTCTTCGGAGCCATACGCACCACGATACAAATATTTGAAATCCGCATCGCGAAACAATGAAAGAAGCTGCAAATCATCCAAATAGCAATGATACGCACCATCGATCATCGGCACATTGTTCCGTCGCAGCGCAGCAACGCCCGCCAGCACATTTTGTATCCCCAGCGTATCCGCCAGACCGGACGGACTCGCCATCTGAAGCGCGGCCGTCGTCAATCGTCCATTCGGCCTGAGCACCAACGGCGCCGTCGCTGCTACGACGGCATTCCCCGCCGTACCATCGGAAACCGATACCGCACTGGAAAACACCAACTGTCCCGAAACGCCACCCGGCGCGGTCGAAACATTCGCAGCGTCGGCCATAACACCCACGAGAGTATACACGCCATCGCCTACCGTCGCCGTCATGCCATTGCTCGCGCCGACCGAGACCACCTGCCCATTTTCAATAACATTCTGAAAACCCCGAATATCATCGACATGAACGTTATTCCCTGCCGCATCGAGGGTCACGGAAACGCGCGTATTTCCACCCAGATAACCGCCCACGCCATTCGCCGCCCCCCCGAAAAGCGTATTACGCGCCAGCCGATCAAGCGATTGCATCGCCTGCACGCCATTCGTGTTGGCATTCGCCAAAAACTGCGACGCAATCCCCACGCCAGACGTCACCATATTCAAATCGATCGTGTCGCCATACTGATGGATCGAAAGCGTATATTGCTCCACCGACCAACCGCTTGGCGAAAGCCCGTTATCGAAATTCGTATTTCCCGTCGGCAACATCGGCGTCGTGACAGGCGCTTTCAAACTTTTGCGCGTTTTGGTCAGCGTCTCACCGATCGCATTCGGAAAAACCTCCCGATCCGCCACTTGGCGAAAACCCAACCGCGAACGCAGTCCGTTCTCAAATTCGCGCGCCAAAAAGCCCTGCTGCACAGCAGATTGAAGCTGCACAGGGAAATTCTCAATACCCATTAAAATTCATTCCGATCAAACTGGAAAAATCGTTCAAATTCGCGAACGCTAAAAAATCTCTCGATCCAGACTTCAATGCCCGGAAAGCAACTGCCATTTACGCGCATTATAATCCGCCTCCGTCGCCTTCCTCGCGTCGAAAGCTTCCGGCACCCCAGGGCGCGGCACGGAACGCACCAACGTCGTGCCGCTCGAAACACCCGATACACCTTCCAAGGTAAACAAATACCCGCGCTCTTTTTTCAAGCGTTCGATAGCCGCCGCCGCCCCAGCAATACGCCCTTCCTCATCGCGCACTACCTCGCCCCGATCCATCAGCTTTACCGCATCTTCCGGATGATGCGCCCCTGCACGCATGGCCTCCGCGCGCAATTCCGCTTCAATCAGTGCCGCATCAGTCTCTTTTCGAACCCGCAGCAAATCTGCCGCATGATTTTCCCTCAGCGCCGCCATCTCCACTTGAGCCGCTTCCAAGGATTGACGCAAACTCTCAATATCGTCCGTCATTATTTCTCCAATTCGACGTCATCAATCGGCATTGCCGCAATGCGCGACCATTCCGCGGCAGGATCGATGTTACCCGTTGCATTGGCGTAAAGGCGCACAGCCGTCTCCCGGCTGACGATCCCACCACGCCACGCCGTCACCAATCCCTGCGCCAAGGAAAGCAATTCCGGTTCACTCACCGGGAACCAAGGCGGCCAATGCAAAGCCAACCCCGCCGGGTCCAATCCCCGAACCATCTCTCCGTTCAGGCACAAGCCATTTTCCAAACCCGCGGAAAACGCACACGCCATACGATAAAGCGGCAGCAACCCACCCGCGCCATAAGAATGACGCAACCGATCCACCAACCAAATCAGCGGTTGGCACATCATCTCCATCGCACGTCCCGACTGCGCCGAGGAAATCCGATCCCCATGCGCACGATTGCCATGTAGCTGTTCCAGAATAAGCTGCCGCAACTCGCGGTAATGCGCCAAAACCGCACCCGCCGCGTTCCCGTTGATCTCCAAAAGCTTCGCATCGCCTTCAGGCGGCAACGTCAACGCCGAAGCCGCCCCACCCTGGCGTGCATTGCCTTCGGAAAAACCATTCGTTTTCAACACCAATGTCGGGTCAGAGCCGTATTTCAAGCCACGCCCCGCTTGAGACAACAAATAATCCGCTTCGATCACCGTATCGATTGCACGCTCGAACGTACATTCCCCATCCGGATCGTCACCATGCGCACTCGCCAGATTTCTGATCCAAACAATCGGCACAAAACCCAAACCATGCCTTACCGAACGCTCATCGTCCCGCGCACCAATGCCTTCGCCGCCCACCGGCAACGGGGCAAAAACCGCGCAATCATTTCGCGTCCAAACACGCCGCCACCAAAATTGCGCCCCAAGCAAATCGTCAGCAATCGCATATCCTTGCGCCGCCAAATCCCGCCCGGAAACAACATACCGCTCGACAACCTCCCTCAACTCGCCATCCCGCTCATCCCATCGCGGCGTCAAATAAGCCGTATCCAAAATGGAAAGCCGCGGTCGCGCTTCGGAAACCTCGAATAAAATCGCCACCGACCCGACAGAACCGCGAACAGCCGCCTCCGTCATCAGTGCGGGTAACCCCAACTCCTGCGTCAACACACTCAGTGCCGCGCTTGTCGCCATATCCCGCGCCACAACCGCAGGCCAATGCGTATCGCCAAATAATAACGACGCCGCCTCATCCACCACGGTTCGGCACAAATTCGTCCGCACGGAAGGGCGACGCTGCGCCAAGGGAATATACTCGCCCGAAGCAGAACGCTCCCGCGCGAAAGGATTCGGCAGAACATCATATTGCGTGCCCGCCAAAACACGCCCCAGCGCCAATAACCGTCCTGCACGCGCCGGCAAACCCGCAGGCGACACATAACGTTGCCGCAAGCATAGCCAGTCCATCAAATCTCCAATTATCAAAGAACAAACCGCGCTCTAGCGCGACAAGCCAATTCCCGGCACCGCCTCCCAACGCGCCATCGCAGGCACAGAAAGCATCAACTCACTCAACCCCCACACCATCGCATCCGCCCGATCCGGAGATTTCGCACCGCGATAACCATGAACGGAAAAATGGCAAAGCTGATCCTCCAAAGCCGAAAATCGACCATGATGCGTAACCTTCCCCAAATCATAGAGCGCCGCCACCGGCTCGGCACGCGCCGCCTTGCCTCGCGCCGCATTCACCATCTTTACCGCCGCCTGTGGCCGCACGCTTCGCAACATCGCCTCTACCAGAGCGCCACCGAAATTACGCTCGGCCACAATCCGTTCAGCTCCCCATTCGTCAAACGCCTTTAAGGCACGGTTCGCCCAGCCGACGGGACCATCACGCACCGAACAATCATCCAGCACATGCCCCGCCCCAGTCCAATCAACCCCGCAGACAACAATGCCAATCTCGTCCGATCGCATGTCCTCCGGCCCCGACGCCCCAGATGGATCCACCGCCACGATGATCCGCCTCATTCCGGCGGCCACGGCAGGCCGCATTTCATGCGTCACCACCGCCGCACGCCGGAACGATTCCAAGCGCCATAAAGCACCCTCGACAACAGTCTGAAATTCCCCCAGCAAAAAGCGCCGCCGTTCACGCTCCGGCAACGCTTCCAACTGGCTCAAATAATCCGAACTTAAATTATTCCGGTTCGACTCCGGATTGAGAATCAACGTCGCATATAATGAACGATCTGAAATTTCCTCGCCGGATTTCGGTTCGATCCCAGCTTCAAATAACGCATAAAGCCAATGGTCCATCGTCGGTGGATTGGCGTCGATATATTCCTTCGTCACCAACCCACAACGCTGCGCCAAACGCGTCAACAACATGTTGCGCGCGCCATAACTAATCTGGCTGGCTTCATTTAAATAAATCGTGGCGAACTCAAGCCCTAAAATCTTCTCGGTTCGCTGCGCATCGTCCAATCCCCCGAAAAAAATAGACGAACCATTCGTAAAAGAGACGATACTTTCCTGACGCTCCAACCGATAAAATACGTTCGGAAAACATAACCGCATCACTTTCGGAAACGTATCTCGCAAAATAGTCGCCTTCAGCGCCGTCAACCGATAACGAAAAACACCATGCCGGCTTCCTGGCTCCTTCAACGCCCGCACGACAAGAGCACGCAACAAAACGAACGTCTTTCCCGAGCGAGACCCACCCCGCAAAAAGATATGTCGCGCCTGTCCGCCTAAAACACGGTTTGCACTTTGCTGGGCCTTCGTAAGTGCGAATACATTGTCATAAGGCCGCATCGTCTTGCGTTATCTGCACCGTCACCATCCGCCATCCGTTTCGCCACAATCGCGAAAACGCGAAGGCCGATGCGCGCGGAGCAACATCCGCAACAAACCGTCGCTGTATCGCTTCTTAATGACCGGCTGCCCCTGCGCATCGCAAATAATCTTTCCACCATATGTTATCAGCTCGTCATAGCCATAAAGCGCGCGCCGCCGTGCCTCCGCCTCCAAAGCATCGGTCGCCACTTCCAACGCCTCATTCCATGCAGATGCAAATTCCGGATTATTCCGCCGCCAAAAATACATCGTCGCACGCTCGACCCCAGCCACACGCGATGCTTCCGAAACATTTCCGCTCAGCGCTAAATGCGCGAGAAATCTCTCCTTCAATCGGGCTACAAGCTGTATCCGCTCATGTGCGCATCTGCCGCCTTCTTTTTTGTCGCCAGACCTCTCAGCGTCCTCCGTTTTTTCCGTCACAATACTGCCCGTTCACCGTATTTTTCTTGCCGAACCGAACTTCCTGAAACCACCCTCATTTTTACAGATGAAAAATTACGGTCGCGTTGTGCATATTCCCGAAAAAGCGCATCCCGCGCACGTCTCACCACAGAAGATCCAACCGTCCCTACAAACCGAACGCCTCTTTCTCCCTCTCGGCAACAAGCTACGGCCCTCAACCGCACATCCGGAACCGACAAACCGGCCTCACTCAATTCTATCCAACTTAAATCGATATCCGAGCGGTGCCGCGCCTCATGACCTGCCACAAGCGGACAAGCCACCCACCGCGCGCCAGATTTTTCGACAACCACCAGATGCTGCCACCCTAAAAAAACAACATCGCCCTCGCGAATATTTTTTCCCGATGCCGACATCGCTACACCTCAAATAAAAAAAAGCCACCCGAAGGCGGCTTTAAATATAGTTATTTGTTCATAATATAATTTATATTACATTATCGAGCGCAAATAGCAAGTTATATTTTCTTTTTCCTATAAAAATTTACCAATTGCTCAAGAAGAAAAGAACATTGCGCCGAAACCTTCATGCGCGCACGCGCTTCGGACAAACTCGGATAAAGAAGCCGCGCCATCGCGGAAAAAGACATCTCTCGTGCCAACATCATTTCCAGACGAACCTGTGCCCCGAGCCCCAATGTGTCCTTCAATCGGCTCAAACGCTCCGCACATTTTCCACGGCTCAACATCCAAGTATGCACGTCCCCCTTTTCATCGGTCACACCCATCCGAACCGGACCATCCACCACCCCCAACGTGGCAAACAAATGTTCCCGCCGCCACCGCTCCGCCGCTGCCTTTTCATCGTCTCCAATATCCTGCGCATCATAAAGAGCCTGCACCGTTGAAACCACACGAAGAGCATCGCCCTCATTTTGGAAATTATCTCGCCGCAAACGTTCGGGCGTCGGGCGCATCTCCGCGAACTTGTCCGTCGTTTTCGTTATCCGTGCGCTCATGGGTGCCTCGCTATCCTATCTATTCACAAACAAACCTTTGAAGGTGCCTTCACTCTGACGGCCGCTTTCCACGCAGAGAGTCCTGGTCGCGTACCATTCCCGGCTCCCATGCGCCTATCGATCTCAAACCGGGAAAACGCGGCGTTGCGTCCGTCGGCCACAGAGCCGCCCAGCTAATCGGATGCCCCGAAGGCAATGCCTCGCTTCCCGCATGGTCACGTTCACGTAATCTGTTGGTCCGGCGTTTTCCCTGCGGAATCCAGGCCGTCTGCGCCAACAACTCCACCAATCGCTCCGCAGGCACGGCTTTGCTGTATTTTTTCGAACCAACCGGCTTGCTCAT